GTGTAAGAACGGACGCTTAAGGTTTTTACCTAAAGCTTGATCGTACACAGAAGATACACCAGCAGGAATAATAACCCCACGGATAGCACCAGCTGTATCAACAGCATTAATACCACCACGAGTAGATAGGTCATTTAGGTATTTAAAGTCTGATTTGTAGAAATCATAAGAACCTCTACGGAAACCAGAGAAACCTAAGTTAAGAGCCATATCTTCAGAGTTGTTGAATACACCGTAAGATGTACCACCAGCACCGTAAGAGTTCATAGAAGCTAGCATATCATCGAAAGCTAAAGCTGTAGCTCTGTTTACGAATAACATGTTTTCTTCAATAGAACCTTGACGATCAAACTCAGCTAGAATAGCATCGAACTCAGCTAAATCAGTAGCAGCGTTAACACCAGTAACACCAGAAGTAGTATTACCTCTATCTTCGATAGCAGCGAATAAACCTTCAGTACCCGTGTTGTTACCCGATCCTAAGAAGTCATCTACTGTATCAGTAGCATTAACACCTTTTTCAGATTCCATCATAGCCATCTCTAAGTAATCAGAGAAACGAGCTCTAGTGTCACCTTCAGCTTTCAAGTACCACATGTATCCAGATTGTCCTTCTTCACCAGTAACTTCTACCCAACCAACTTGAGAAGCGTCAGATCCAGAAATTTCATAGTAATCTTTAAGGATAATTGGCTTGTTGTGGAAAGTTTTGAAGTTTGGCTGATTAGCACCTCTAGAATCTACACCGTTGTAGTTATCGCCTTTCTTGAACTCAGAACCATAAACTAAGATAGTTAGGTCTGTTCCGTTAGCAGAAGTAGTAGTGTAACCTAAACCTGCGCCTAAGTTAGCAGCGCCGTAAACAGCAACAGAAACAACACCAGCAGCACTAACAGCAGTAACGATACATTTAGCAGTTCCGTTTGGAGAACCAACTAATAGTAAGTCGTTTACTCTAATACCGTGCTGACTGTTAAAGTCGTTTACACCAGCACTAACAGCAGCGCCGTCGATAGTAGCATTACCGTCAATGTCTTGCTCAATGTGAATAGTACCACCAGCAGTAGCGCCATCAGCTTGTAAAGTAGCACTAGTTTGATTACCTTTGTAAGATAAGTGCAAGCGTCCTTGCTCAGACCAAATAACTTGATCAGAAGTCATAGACTCTTCAGCTCCAACTTGTGATAAAAATCCAGAGATAGTTCTGTTACCAAACACCTCTGCTTCAGACTCCATTAAGTCTGGTAAATACTGCTGCGCCCAACCTGCGGTTCCTGAAGCAGTAAAATCGATATAGTTTGTAGATAGAGTCTGCTGACTTGGAGCAGGTACACTATTCAAACTAGGTCCAGGAGTTAAACTCATAATAAATAGTTTTAAATGTTAATTATTTTTTTTTGATTTTAAATGAGTTTGAATTTCCGCCTAAAACTCTATACTTAATACCTGACACATTAACTTCTGAACCTAGAGATTGTCTTGGGTCCATATCAACATTTTTAGCTTTAGCCACACTCTCCTTGAGAGCATCTGCTTTTCCTTGCTCGTAGAAATGTTGAGCGATATTGTCAGCGTTCATAGCCGTGTACAATGATTTGTGATAGTCTCCCTCGTTAGTGATTTTACCGTCTTTGTCTAAGAACTTCTTAACAAAATTATTTATATCACTTTGGGTTTCTTTCACTTGGTCTTTGTTCTTAACATTGAACCTAAATTTTTTGTCACCAACGTTATAATCAAAACCTTTGAATTCGTCTCCAAAGAACTTGTTTGTTCGCTGTTGAAAAAACTCAGACCTTTCGTCCACTCGTTTTTGCGTCTCTTCAGACTCTTTGTTATAACGATTAAAGAAGTCCATAGCTTTTTGATATTCATCATTTACTTTTGGACGAGCTTTAATTTCGTCATAATACTTAGACTTTTGCCCGTCTAAATAGGCTTTAGCGTTGGCAACTTGCTCTTTTAACGCTAACTTTTTTCTTTTGACTTCTTTTTCATCATCAATCTCTTCATCAAAGCTAAATGAATCTTCCATCAAAAAGTTTATCTCTTCAGCCGATAAATGTGGCTTCGTGTTTTTATAATACTCTTGAAGCGCCGTGTAGTTATCCATATCAGAATAATCTCTATTAAGCGCTACGTAATCTTCTACCGTACCACCAGTTTCTTTCATAAAGTCAACTAGTTTAGTAAGGTTCTCAGGTAAAGAGTCACTCGTTTCTTTACTATCATAAGTATTGTCTTGCTCTACCTGTTCTTCAACAACGGGCTCTTCATTTTGAACGGAGGCTTGTTCTGATGGTACTTCTTCAACCACTTCTTGTAAAGCTTCGGTTTGTTCATCTGCAACCACGTCTGTTGTTTCTTGCTCTGTATCGGCATCTTGTTGTTCTTCTTGTTTAGCCACCGGGGGTTTAGTTAAGTCTACTTTAATCACATTGTTTTCAGCTGGATCAATAGTAGGCATCTCTACCTTAGTGACGTTTTCGTCATTGTTTTTCACTTCTTCCATAATAAAATATTATATAATTAATTAATTCTAGGGTTAAAATCACTCAAACCTAAATCGCCAGATACAATATCATTACCTGATGATTCAAATTTAGAGCCTTTACGCTCTTCTTTTTCTTTATCTGCGTTAATGTCCATTTGCTTTAACTGCATGTTTAACTTAAACTCATGATCCATAAGATCTTTTTTAACTTGAGCTTCTTGCATCATTTGGTTAACTTTGATGTCACCTTTAACTTGCTCTAGTTGAGCATTCATTTGAGTTATAGCTTGTTGTTTTTGTGTTTCAGCTTGTGCAGCTACTTGTTGAGCTTGGGCATTAGCTTGCGCTTGAGCTTGTATGTTTTGTTGCTGTAGCGCTTGGTCTCTATCTTGCTTTTTCTTTCTACGTATTTTTAATAGTTGATTAGCAAGCTTTAGGTTTCTTATTTCTCTAAGATCTATTGCATCTTCTAAATCTATAAGCTTTTGAGCTAAAGCCATTTGAATGTTATTTTCTAACATTTGTTTTTCCTCATCGTCTGGACTTAACTCTAAGAATATACCAAAGTCGTACAAGTGTAAATTAGACATCTCTTCTAAAGTAGCAACGTTGTGAGCTCCTATCGCTTGTACAAACGCATCTTTTGTTGGAGAATACTCTATTACATCTGATATTCTAAGAGAAAGTTTTTCTGCTGTTTCAGCTGATAAAAATAAACCAGCTTGAAGTATGTGTCTTGTAGCTGTGTTTGAGTTAGCCGCCGCTAGTTTTTGAATACCAACTAAAGCATGTTTGTCTGGAGTGCTACCATCTCTAGCCTCGTTAAGTCCGGTTACGTCACGGATCATCTGCAGATAATAGTTGTATGTTTGAATAAGACTCTGCATTTTTTGACCACCTGACCCAGATTGTATTTCTTGAATAGGTACTTTACCAGGATTCATATCACCCTCGGAAGTAAAAGATCTACCAATAACAGAACCTGTTTGAAAGAACATATTTAAAGCTTCTTGTGGATTATAGTTTGTACCGTTACCTAAGTCTATTTCAGCTAAACCGTCCGCGTCAAGATAAATACCATCAGGTATCATACGAGACATTACTTGTTGTAACTTTAAGTGCGTCAACTGTATCATATCAGCAAACCCGGTAATTCTTTTTACTAGAGACTCGATATTACCATTATACATTCTAGGTGCCACTATAGAATAGTTCATCTTAACTTTAGTGTAGTCGCTTTTAGGTCTCATCATATTTTTAGACATCTCCCACTTAATAAGTTTGTTTGTGCCTAATATTAAAGCCCCGTCGTACAAGCATTCTATAGATCTAGTAAGTCTAGCAAATTTTCCTTCTTTATCAGCTGGTGGATTAAAAGTGTCATCTTTAGGTATGGCTCTTTCGCCGCCAGTTCCAGTTTCTTTTAGCTTGTAAACGTCATTCATATACGTTTTATAATTGAAGTAAAGTACAGATACTTTATTATTATCCATATCTTTTCTAGCACTGTAGTTAGATAAAGCGTATCTAGTGGTATTATGCCCGCTATTTTTAACTATATCTTCTAGTTCTTCTGTAGTTAGCTCTGGAAACTGTTTTACTAATTCGTTTATAGGTATAGTCTTAACTTCGCCTACG